CGGTATAGATTGTAGACATTCGACCGAAAAATCCATTCACGAAGTGCATATGTTTTATACCGCACCATCTGATTTCGTCCCCAGGATGCGTAGCTTGCATCTGGCGTATCTCGTACATAGAGCTTTGGCTCGCCGTTCAAAAAATACCAGCCGTTGATCACGATGTCATCATCTACGATATAGGTCCACATGGTTGACGAGACATAGGTGATATTCGGTACCAGCTCAATGTTTGCCACATTGGTGGTATCAATGCGATACACCTGATTGCCCGTATAGCACATGAGCCATTTTCCACTCATACCCAAGCTGTAGAATTCACTGATGCCACTTGGAGCTACGATTTTCTGCGTGGTGCATTTATTGCCGTCAATACAGTCCATGTACCACTCGTAATCCTGGTGAGTGTAGTAGTCCTTGTTGCCGCTGGTGTGACTATATTTACGGTTTTCTCGCCTGACTAATCCATACCATTTTCCGTCAGCACCATGATACAGATAATTCCAGATTTCAGAATTGTCGCTATATGGTTCCTCCGTTCCATCCTTCTGTCCTCCTATGTAGTGGTAGTAGGAAGGGTAATGGTTCAGCTCAATCGTGGTTTCCTCATCGGCCTCCGTGGTCATTCTTGTCAGCGGCCGATCAACGAGCGCTGCATGAAGATAATCATCATGAATCTTTCGAAGCGTGGCCTCGGTGGAGTTATAATACGTTGTCATTTCCAAACGATATCCCTCACCAATATATACACGCTTATTTCCTCGCATACAGTAAGACTTATATTTATCCTGAACATTTGCTGACCAGGTTCCAATACGGACCATGTAGTTACCGGCATATTGCGTTCCTTTTCCGGCCAGCGTGTTGGATAGGCAGATAGCAGAAATCGTTCCATTTGCCTGTGAAGTAGCAAAGTCCCAGACAAAGCGGTAACCGCCATCCACTTCCTTGCTCTCGGTGAGGTTTCGACTACCTCGCCGGATATCCTCTGTGTTATTGGCATCATCCGAGGCATAGCCGATCAGCGGATTATCCAGCGGAGCATAGATAGTGTCTGCACGCTCCTCAAGTGCATTCTGGTATAAAAGGATGCCGCCCATGATGTTTTTCTTAAGCGGCAGCATCCAATCATCACCAGTGGAACCATTAAATGTGGTGCCGTTATAAAGCATTCCTTTAATGTTGCAGTTCAGAACATCCATCGCGGCTTCCGTCACCAGGTTTGTGTCTTCGTAGTGCTCCTTTTTGCCGGTATGGACATCTGTAAGCTCAATTACAGTTTTTCCTTTTAGCATAATCATTCCTCCACATTCAAATAGTCGGTTATAATGGATCTGACAAAGCCGTCTGCGCCGCTGACGATAAATCGATATTTTAGCTGTCCAGTAGTTGCTTTCTCCGCCCAGGAATCCACACTGATGGCTTCGAGAGCAGCCTTCGACATTCCGGATTTCTCCTCGGACAGCTTTGCCCACACAGCATTGATGCAGCTCCACCAGCTCGCTCCGTCATCAAAGGAGACCGCAAACAACACCTCGTCCGAGCAGTCAGCAGTTACCTTTTCAATGCCAAGAATCGTGGAATCTGACATATCGATGTTTTCGGAATAAAGCACCTGTGGAATTGGCACTCCTGTGTAGCTTACCTTCATGTCTGGGAAGAGATTTTCGGAATCATGCCAGTAAAGGATGGTCGGATCGTGCAGCGTGATGAGAGATTTAGGCTTGCCGATGTACGATGCTCCTAATGCGGTAGAAGAATTGAAACAGCCGAGGAAACATCCGACAGCGGAGAAAGTGGAAGCGATAAAGGATGCATTGAAGCATTTTGAGGTAATTTAATAATGATGAGCGTATCATAAAAACAGTGGTACGCTTATTTTTTTACCTATTTGTCTTTTCGCTGACCAATATTTTATCTGGTTAAAAAAGCGGAGGGCAGATTTTATACTAAACTGCCTGATTGATATAATTAAAAGCGTTCACTTTGCTATTGTTGACTGAAAGAGAAAAATCAAATATAATATAGTAAAGTGCCCAATCGTTGGTCTGATTAAGGGCGATTAAATAGAGGTGAAGATATGCTTCAGAATAAAGATATTGAGACACTGAGAATGTTGTTTAGCAGTCATAATTATGTTATGACTACTGCTGAACTTACAGCTTCAAAGTTATACTATGCAGATATAAAACAACTTTTAGACGAAGGATTGATTGAAAGAGTCAGGCGAGGTTACTATCACTGGACTCAAGATTATGGAGAAAGCGAAGTTGTCATTATCAATCGATTGTTTCCCGATGCAGTACTTTGTATGGAGACTGCCCTATTCTATTATAGATACAGTGACAGAAATCCTGCTGAATGGAACTTTGCAATAGATAAAAATGTCTCTAAGCGGCGTACAAAAATCGATTATCCGTTTATAAAGGCATATCGTGTAGAGTCAGAGTTGGTTACGCTAGGCGAAACCGAAGGTGAAATTGATTTCCACAAAGTCCGCATTTATGACCGTGACCGTACTATTTGCGATGTGCTGCGAAATATGAACAAGATGGATAAGGAGGTTTTTAATAAAGCAGTACAGGGCTATGTTAAAGACCCGAAAAAGAATATACCGAATCTTATAGAATATGCAAAAGTTTTGCGTGTTCAAACGCGTGTAAAAGAATTGATTGGAGTGTGGTTGTAATGGCAGATGTTGCAGCTTCCGTTCTGGCAAAGCTGAGAAATAAAGCAAAAGCTTCTGGTATCAGCTACCAGCAATGCTTGCAGCTTTTTGTGCAGGAAGAATTTTTGAGAAAACTATCAAAATCCGGGTGTGAGGATACGCTAATACTCAAAGGTGGATTGTTCATTTATACTTTAACTAATTTTGAAAGTAGAGCAACAATCGATGTCGATTTCCTGCTCCGTGGATACTCTAATTCAATAGATGATGTAAAAGAGTTGATTTGTAAAATCATCGACACACCGACAGGTAACGATTATATAGAAATGCGAGCAAAAGGCTTTGAGGAAATTTCTCCGCAAAGAAAATATCACGGTATTAGTACGCAGATTATTGCTCAAATAAAAAATGTGCGTGTGCCGTTTAATGTTGATATAGGTGTGGGTGATATTATAGTTCCTCGTGCTGAAGAACGTACAATCAACACTCAGCTTCCTGATTTTGAAGCTCCTGTAATCAAAACATATTCCCTAGAAAGCACTATTGCCGAGAAGTTTGATGCCATACTGCAACGCTTTGAGCTGACAGGCAGAATGAAAGATTTTTATGACATCTATTATCTTTCAAGGACATTCGATTTTGATGGTGCAAAATTGCAGTCAGCTATATTTGAAACTTTACAGAGGCGCGGTACTCCCTATGACAGAGACAGTTTTAAGCGTGTTGTTGCACTTGCCGATGATGAAGATATGCAGAAGCGTTGGAAATTCTTTTTGAAAACCATAAAAGATAATACACTTGAGTTTCCATTCGTCATTGAAGAAATCCAGACTTTCCTTGAGCCTGTGTTTGACGCAATTGTGAATGAGAACGAATGGCAAGAACAGTGGAACTTTATTATGAAATGGAATAAAAATGAAAGGAGTCCTAAATTATGAGTAGTGTACTTATTGTTGAACAGCGTGAGCAAGCAGGTTCTGACTCCTATAATAGATTTGAATATCAAGTTCATTGGATTGTATGCCATATAATAGGTAAACTTCAAGAAGATGCAGAGTGTATTGTTTTTTGTGAATTTCATGATGATATGGCTGAATTTTCTCCCAATAATCAGCAGTATCAGTTTTTTCAAATAAAGACAAAAGAAGATTCTTCTGACTGGACTATTGCGGAAATGTCTAAAAGGGAAAAGAAAAAAAGTGGTAGCTACAAAAAATCTTTTTTAGGTTTTATTTTTTACAACTATTTGACATTTGGTGCTGAATGTTCGCATTGCCATTTTGTATCAAATAATGATTTTGATAAAGAGGTTTTGTTATGGCAGTCATATATTGAAGACGGGAAAAGACTTCAGACAGAAAATATTGCGTTATATGAAAAAATCAAAGACAGGATTAAAAATGAATTTTTAGATGATATGCCGAGCAATTTTGATTCTGTCTTTGAGGAGTTTATTCAGAATACTTTTGTCCATAAATCGGAATTTGTGGAGAGATTTCTTGAACTTTCCCCATTTTTCAAGGCTTGCAGAGCCTTGTATGATGAAATGATATGTATTTTCCATTATTTTTGCCCTTGTGAGATAATCGTGAGGGAAATAAGGGAAATTTCTTTTTAGTCATTGCCTGCCACCTTGTCGAGAAGCCTTGCTGAATTTCGCTTAGCTTTTCTGGTGGAGTGGGCATAGACATTCATTGTGGTACTGACATCTGAGTGTCCTAACAGTTCCTGTATATCCTTTGGTGCAGCTCCGTTAGAAAGCAGGTTGCTTGTGTAGGTGTGTCGTAACTGATGAAAATGAAATCCTTCAAATCCATCAAGCCTATTGGAAACTGACCGACACACAATGCCGAGTGTACTTGGCAATTCCAGACAGCCATCAGGTCTTAAGCAGACAAAGGAAATTTCATTGTAATCCTCAGGAGCTTCTTCTGAGAGTGTGTGAAGCATTGATGTTTCTGCTGATATGGTATTCCGTATCAACTACTCTTTTTCAGATGATACGGTTAAAAATATTTATTTCTGATTGCGTGGTATTCTTTGATACAATCGAAACTTTCACACAGACCATTGCTGGCTGGGTTGTACTGACAGGAAAGAACATGGCACAAATTAGTGATGGAATATCCAATCCAGTCATTGCCGGAATTATATACTGGCTGATAAGAATACTGGTTTGTGGTGGATGTATGGTGGGTGCGGGAATACTTGTAGCATTCATCGGAATAAAGATTGCAAGGCTATATAAGAAATACTGTTGGGACATAATTACCATACTGGTAACATTTATAAGCATGGCGATAGCAATCTATTTCGGGGACTGGATAAAGACAGTTTTGCCTTTTAATCTCCTATTCTTCTTGTTATTGGTACAGGTAATATATGTCGGGATAAGATGGTATGTGAAAGGCTGGCGGGAAACAAGAGGATATTATTAGATAAAATACAAGCAGGATAACTTATAGAGAGTGCTCCTGCTTGTATGTTTATGCGAACTACAATAAATTTTAATTCCTATGTTCTTCTCCCCATGTACACAAAGCCGTAAGCATAGGTATCAGAGATCTTCCTTTTTCAGTAAGACTATATTCTACTTTCGGGGGCACTTGAGGGTACTCTTTACGGTTCACTAATCCATCTTCTTCTAATGCTTTTAGCGAATCCGTTAATGTCTTAAAGGTTACTTTCCCAAGATATCTTTTCATTTCGTTATATCGGACGACTTCACGTTTGGAAAGGCAATACAGAATTGGCATTTTATATTTGCCATTGATCAGCGATAGTGTATAGGCAAATCCGGTTCCTTCCAGACGAAAATCATTTTGTTCTTCATTTTCCATTTTGACAATTCTCCTTTATACATCATTACACTCTATTTTGAGATAGTATATATTTTTAATGCATGTACTTATTGTTTATTTATGTATATCATATAATTAAAGCAAAGATAAGTCAACCAGTTAAGGAGACAAGTGATGAGAAATAAACTGAATGAAGTAAAAGAGTTTGATATTATTTCAATATGTGACACGATTCGGATTGCTATGTTTGATGAGCCATATCCATACATTGTCCCGGTTAATTTTGGAGAAGAAATTATAGGTGATTAGGTTGTTTTCTACATTCATACCGACTATGAAGGAAAAAAGAATGATCTGCTCGCAAAGAATCCCAATATTGCGTTTGAAATGGATTGCAATCACGAGCTTTATTATCGTGAGAGCAATATGTCCTGCAATTTCCGCTATGAAAGTGTTGTTGGTACGGGACGTGTAGAGATCGTACTGGAAGAAGAAAAGGAAAAAGCATTGACACTTTTAATGAACCATTATCATCCGGTATCAGTAAAATTTAATCCCAAATTCGTACATATGACACAGTGCATGAAAATTATTGTAAATGATATGACTGCCAAACGTGCCATGCCAAAGAAAAATACACTGGATTACAAAGTAATGCAATTTCAGGGCGAAGTAAGAAGCCCACATATGTACGAGGAGAAAAATAGGTCATGAAAGAATATCAGGGAATGTGTTGTGACAGCAATGGCTGCCATCTGCCAGAGGACAATAGCAAACATTACTTTACAAGAAGAATAAAAAAGCATATAATTCTTTTATAAAATATTTAATAAAAGAGGATAAGAAAACGGAAAATAAAGATAAAAGAAATATAACAAGAAAAAAAATAATTAATTATGTGCTGAACAATCATGTCACATCCAAGGCAGAAATCGCAAAAGAGTTAAACTTGAGTATGCCGACTGTATTAGCAAATGTGAATGACTTGTTAGAAAAAATGGTGTTGGAAGAAACTGGGGAATATGCTTCGACCGGTGGACGGAAGGCAAAAAGTATAGGGATTAATAAGTCGTACTGTCATGCAATGGGAATTTTGATTACAGCGAATCATATAGAAATGGTATTAGTAAATCTTGGAGATGAGATTATAAAAAAGGATCGCATCCGTTTAAAATTTACGGCAGAATTATCCTATTGTACAGAGGTGGCACAAAAGGTCAAAACTTTTCTTGAAG